AGGAAGTATAAACCTTTCCTAAATATTAATGTATTCAACTTTAAAAAAATACTACGGGAAATCGTAAATGAGTGATTTTTTTGATTCCGATATAGTTCGTGAAGAACTACAAGAGATAAACGAATTGCAGATGTCTATTTACAAGAATGCAATGAAGTTTGGAACTTTTAGTCGTGAAGACAAAGTTGACCACATTGAAAAACTTACTGAATTGTTAGAGAGACAACGAGTAATGTATACTCGAATTAGTCTTTCTGATGATAAAGAAGCAATTGACCTTAAGAATCATTTGCAAAAATCAGTTGAACTGATGGGTTTTCCAGAAGGAACTGATATGTTGCTTTTATTCAGTGGTATGTCAAATACTATTGAGAACCTTAAGAAGTCTATTGACAATTGATTATTCATCTGTTATAATCCAATTATCCAAAATATCCAATTTATCCGAGGTATCCAAATGTCTTTTAAAGACCTAAAAAAACAATCTAAACTTGGCTCACTTACTGCAAAGTTAGTAAAAGAAGTCGAGAAGATGAACAACACGGGCGGTAACACTGATGACCGTATCTGGAAGTTAGATGTAGACAAAAGCGGTAACGGTTATGCTGTTATCAGATTTCTACCTGCACCCGAAGGTGAAGATTTACCATTTGTAAAACTATATTCACATGCATTCCAAGGTCCTGGTGGATGGTTCATAGAGAACTCACTTACCACTCTTGGACAGAAAGACCCAGTTTCTGAGTACAACTCATTACTCTGGAACAATGGTACTGACGCAGGAAAAGAAACTGCAAGAAAGCAGAAGCGTAAGTTAACTTACGTTAGTAACATCTATGTTGTGAAAGACCCTGCGAATCCTGAGAACGAAGGTAAAGTATTTCTATACAAGTATGGAAAGAAAATCTTTGACAAACTTACTGCAGCGATGCAACCTGAGTTTGAGGATGAAGAGGCAATCGATCCATTCGATTTCTGGCAAGGTGCTAACTTCAAGTTAAAAGCAAAGAACGTTGCAGGGTACAGAAACTATGATAGTTCTGAATTCGCAGCACAAAGTCCTTTACTTAATGACGATGATGCAATGGAATCACTCTGGAAGAAACAGTTCTCACTTGCTGAGATTGTTGCACCAGACCAGTTCAAGACATATGATGAGTTAAAGACTCGTCTAGATTATGTTCTTGGAAACAAGAAGTCCGCTGCACCACAATTTGAAGAAGAGGATATTGATCGTGGAGAAGCAGAAGAGTTAGTAACTGCTGCTGTATCAAAACCAACTCCTGCAGTAGCAGAAGAAGAGGATGATGCACTATCATACTTCGCCAAACTTGCAGAGGAGTAATGAAATATAATCAACTCTGCCTTACTCTCTTAGTAATAGCAGCTTGGATTAACTTAATTTTTAAGTAGGAGTCTTCGGACTCCTTTTTTTATGGATTTACTACGTTTGTATTTTCTGTCGCTGCTAATGAAGACGTTATATATCTTGAACTCTTATCATAACGAACAACATCTCTTAAGTCATTAATAAAGATTTGTAGATAACCTATATTTAAAACGTCAATTTCTCTTTTCTTTTCATTTTCACGATATTCATACTCAAGATTAGTAACTGGACGAGCGATATTATCTGTTAATACTGTAAATTCGTCTTTATCATCAAGTTGTCTATTACCTGCATCAGATTTTATTGTGTAAGTTGTAGATGGAAATTTGTGTGAGGTTCCGTCCATTTTAAAATCTACATCTACAATTAAATCTGCTGGTAATATTAATCTATTATTATTATCAATAACTTCAAAAGTTTCATAATATTTTATTTCATTCATAGCTGCCTCTGAACCATATTTGTTTAAAGCATAATCATACAATTTATAGTCTAAGAGTGGCCATTCATGATTGATATTTGTTATACCTGCTACCAATATAACCACATAATCAAGTGATGGATCACCATATAATTCCTCTGCGATGGTATCTGGTCTATCACCATCACCAATTACAAATTTATCTAATACAGATACGTTCCCTGCTAAAAAATCAAAAAGTTTTGTACGTCGGAATAAATTTTTTACAAGAACATAATCAAGCGATGAGTTTTTGTGCAATAATGGAGATTGATATGCTATATTTGGTAACTCTCTGAAATATCCCATTAGTAACCAACCCCCATATCGTCTGTCATTCCATCGTAATCCTCAGAGTAAATAGGATTAAGTTCTTTGAATGTCATACTTAATCTTATACTCACTGGTGAACCGTCACTATAACTTGCATAAGCTCCTGCATTAGTATAATTCACACTCATCCCTGTTAAAGCACACATTTTAAAACTATTTAAAAATGGATGATCCTGACCATTATGCATATATCGTAATGAAAATACATCTGGAGAACTAAGAAAAATACCAGATGCGGAACCACCACTGAATCTTTTACCAGCCTTCGCAGCCATTGACATTTTGAATTGACGAATTATTCTTTTTACCTCAAGAGCTTCCTCTTCATATCTGGGTGTAAAAGTAATGCTGAATGGAAATGATCTAAGATTAACTCCACCAAATAAAAGTTCAAGATTTGAATTTAAAACTTGACCAGTTGTTCTCGCCACTAAATTTTGTGCATTTACATTTCCACCTAATTGGTTAACTGCAGCACCAGATATAGCATTTCTAATAGCTGTTTGTAATTTTGAATCAATAGCACCACCTAAATCTATTCCTTTTTGAATAACATCTAAACCTTTTTGAAAAGTTCCACCTGCATCTTGTTGAAAATTACTGGCAGCAGCAACTCCTGCGAGTTGAAATATATTCATAGTATCCTCACCCCAAGTCACCGTGTTTGAATCATTTACTTCTTGAGGAATAGGCAATTCAACATAATATTTTATTTTTGAATCTCTACTCATTCGACTATTTGCATCAGTAATATTCATTCTTAAATTAGAATATCCTGTTACAACTGTATCTCCTGCTTTGACATCCTGTTTCCCACCAAAAATATTTGTATATTCACCACCACTTGTTACTTTTTGTGTTTTTTCATCTAACTCTATAGATGCACCAACTCCACCTTTTGGTGGTAGGTACTCAAGACATTTTATTAATAATGTATCACCTGTCCTCTCTCCGACTCCTCTAGAGAGTGGATATCCTAATCTTATTTTTAAATTTTGTCTTCTGGTATAATCAGTTTGTGATCTTTTAGCATCAGTGCTACCTTGTGTATTTGGTTCTCCAAGAAATCTTGATTTATGTTTTACAGCACCATATTGTTCAGTAAAATTAATATTTGAATTTTTTTGTAATTCTCTATTTTCTACAGGATCTTCCCTAAAAGAAGACAATCCGTGTTTCTTTATTAATTCCTTTCTAGAAAGGTTATTATTTCCTCTATTCTTTGCTCCACTACCTCTTGTTCCTCTTGCCATATCGACCTAATTTTAATATGTATCAACTATTTAGTATGATTTTAACAAAAGGTAGAGTTCTTAGATCTCTTAACTCCATTTCATCTACTTTATATAAACCACCAACCACCTCTGGGAATGTATATTGTCTCATTTCTCCCCAGTGATAGTTTAATCCTTTGAATCCCCATTGAAAAACTTCAGTCACCGCAACAAGTGGGTGTGAATCATATGCGATACCAGGTGTTTTTGCACGATATACAAAAACATAAAAATTACCTGCTTCAGGAACATTACTTCCTTCAGTCAGCACACCTAACACTTCTGTTGCTAAATCATCGGGACTTTCTGTACCGATAAGATTTTTTATTATAGGATCTATTCTACTCATATGTCTAATTCTTTTTCGGTAATCACTTTAAATTCCCACATTCTGTCAGCACAATATTCTCGTGCTGCTTTCCATTTTGCTTGATTCCTTGCATACTCAAATGCTTCACGAATGTATCCTTTTGTTTGTCTCTTGGGTTTTTTTGGTTTAACAGTTTGTTTAAGTGGTTTTACTTCAATTAGATATCTTTTTACTTTACCTGTATTCTCTTGCACTTTAATATAAAAATCTGGGAAGTAGCGATGAATACGACTATCGTGAGGTGAGATATATGGGAGAGCAATTTCTTCACTACCCCACTCTAATATTTTTGCATTTTTATCACAGTACACCATAAACTTTCTTTCCCAAAGTGATCTATAAATGATATTTGTCGGATCACCTTTATACTTTCTAGGAAAGGATGGATAGTATTTTCCCCTATAAGCCATCTAAATAACTATACTATAGAAGTATTTAGAGTGCCAGCACCAAGACCAAG